CTTCCACAGCCTGCTGCGTGGTCAGTGGTCACTGGGGCCCCCCTGCCTTCCTATGGGTGGGGTGTCCCGCGGCAAGCTCATGCCGCGCCAGTTGGCGAACAGCAGCGAGTTGTGTGTGCTAGAGGCTGGTCTTTACCTGACGTGGCCTACGATACACACCAGCTCATCCCGTCAACCCGATTAGGAATCGGTTTGTGGAGTGACCTGCTATGGGCAGGGGTTCGAGCCGTCAGGCCACACTCGGTGTCTCCATTCGATGCGTATATGCTTCGGATGCATGATGCACCGTATGCAGTGGAGCTTGCAGCTCGCCCTAGCTTGTGGCGGAGTTTGCCGGACGATGTGAAGTTGCACGTGCTTGGGTGGGTTTCCACTCCGGCTGACATCTATTCGTTTGCCGGTACCACAGTTAGACGGGTCCCCCCCCCCCAAATTCCTCAGCAACGTACGTTGTGTTTCGGGAGCGCGCGCCTTATCCACATTGGACCAGATCCCCAGATCGCATCCGCTTTGAATGGAAACAATGGCTCCGCCACCAACACTGACGATCACGCTCAGCCGAATCCCGCAGATGCCAAGCGTGGGTTCCATAAGCGTACTGAGGATCGACGGGGGCTTTACCTCCTGAACAATCCGGCATCCGGGTTAAGTTCTCCACAGTCCTCCAAAACTTCCGGGGGCGGTGGTAAGCGAGGTGCACCCGCCCTGTCTGGCGCGCGCGTGGCGCCAGGTCCTGGGCAGGTGTTGAGGGAAAAAAGGAAGATAGAGAGTAAGTTAGAGCACTCTCGGCCGGAAGGCGCTGGTGGGGGAGGTCCAAGTGGGCCGGATCCAGCCAACGTCAACCGGTTTGCCGCACTCGCCAATTTATTGGTTGAGGGCGAGGACGCCCCCCCCTGCATTGCCGGTGAATTACCGCCAGCCGTGCCGCGGGTTAAAGAGGTGGAGCATCACTACTGTGTGGTGGGCCCAGTGTCGCAGCGACACAAGGTCTACTTTGACGGTGATGCCTACTATCGGGTCGTCTATTCTAACACCGACCACCTTCTTGAGTCGGGCGCTTTGGTGCCAGACGTCACGAAGAATGGACCGGGCTGGTGTGTTTCACATGCTGGGAAGGGAAAGCGGTTGGCGCAGGTGGTTGAGGAGTGCATGGCAACGCACTCCCTTCCCACATACACCATCCGCGGTGTCGTGGTGCCTGAGTGCACCATGGACGTCCTGACCCCGTTGTTGAACATTCTCCACAAGTCAAACCCCGCCAACTCCACATCGCAAACGGTCTTTAATGCCCATGCCTCGATCGTCACGAAGAATATCTACTCGGACGTCCATGTGAAGATGCTTGCCATTCAGACCATCCGCTACTATCAGTTGTGGATTGCTTATTTGCAGGCTACGCAAACCGACGCTTCGGTGATGCGTACTGGCGGGTTAGAGCCGGAAGAGTCGTCTATTGACTGTCTTGACCCGGAGATGTGGAACCAGCTGGCATATGCCTCCGTGGGCAAAGTGCGCATTGTGAAGCATCTGGAAAGCACCCTGTCGATGGACTGGGAGCTAGCGCAATGTCGCACAGATGTTAGGGTTGTGGCTACCGGTGGTGGTGCTACAGCGCGGTTACCGGCAGACATCGTCCAACCGACGATGCTCCACCCGGATTATCCGCTTGACCCGTCCAGTGAGCTAGTCTACAACCCAATCCAGCCCTGTATGGCGGTAGTCGAAACACCTCAGAGTATTCGATTCCCAACAAACAAGGTGCAGGGTGAGGCTTATGAGTATGGTCGGTTTTTGGGTAATGGGAAGCAGTTTCAGCAGTATGCTGTCTCGGGTGTGGATATAACTCAAGGGAGTAAACGCATTCTGGGAACTACCGTTGGAGAGTGGGTCCGTCGACATATGTCACGCCAATTGGCACTAGAGATGACACAGTACACGAACCCCCTGCTTCGCAGCCGTGCGGAGACGTTTTACAAGAAACACTACCGCACTCAAGGCTGTATGGAGATGGAGCAGCGTTTGTTTGCTCAGGACCCCCATGATGCCCACTATTGGACAAACCCACTGACCCACGACGATGAGGATCAGACCCCCATAGAGTTATTATCTGCTGATGAGGCTAAAGCCCTTCGCAGTTTCACTGCTCATGAGAGTCGCAAAGTCGTGCATGGTTGTGGTCGCACCTTCGTGCAAGCGTGGTGTGATAAGGGAAACAACGCAGTTCGGTGGGCATATTATGCCGTGCACGAGCAAATCCTGACGCTAGGCGCGGATTTCTTGTCACGCCGAGCTTGCGCACAAATTCCCGCAGTGAAAAAGGCTTTGCGGCAAGCTTACGTTAATGGTATATTGGTTGAGGACACGGATAATATTCTATGTACCTCTTCTGCTGCCAATGTGAAACGTGAGTTAGCGAAGCCTGGGAAAGCCCCCCGACTCTTTGTTAGCTATGGTGCCGCATGTATGTACGCGAACCAGCTACCGGAGTTTGTCAAGGTTTGTTTGGATGGAGCACACGCAATAAAGTGTGGCAAATGGTGGGCAACTGTCTACCTTTTCGCTAAGCCCTCATCTGAGCAGTTAGTCCAGTCCTTCCGGGATTTGTACGGCGCCTTGAGCAATACCGACTACATGTACGCCCTCATTTTTTCAGATGACGTTGTGTATGCCGGGAACCGCGGTGGCACGCCCTTTTGCTTTAACGGTGACATCAGCAGCAATGATAGTAACCAGGACGCAGCGTCGTTTCTGGCTACCTACATGCAGCTTAGTCGCTTCCATGTGAAGCAAGCCGATGGTCTCATCAACCAGTGCACAAAGCCGATGCGGGTGGTGAACCCGAACAATCACAAGGAGTTTGTCACTCTGGCTTATGGAGTGCCGTTTGAGGGTTCGGGGACTGTGCTGACCACTGTCCTCAATCACAACGGCTCATTCCAAATCACAACCAACTTGCTGCATTTATTAGCAAATCATCCCCATAGGGATTTAACTGAATGCTACAAGCTTGCTGCGCTCTATGCAGGGCACGTTGTGACTGTCGATCCTTGTATCGACTTGGCTGGTGGTACGATTTCTTTCGAAAAAGTCCAGTTCCTCAAGCGCTCACCTGTGCTTGGGACAGATCCACAGACTGGTGTCGTGGACTGGTGGCCAGTGAAGAATGCTGGGTGCGTATTGCGTGGCTTTGGTCGGACCGATGGTCCAATCGAACCCCGCCACGTCAATATGACTAGGAACCGGTTTAGACTGCTTCCTGAATCAACCAAGATGGAGCTCTTTCTCAGCAACGTGGTAGCTGGGGACAAAAATGAGCCATCTTGCCGTTTTTGGGACGCTATGCGTCTCCGGTTTGGTGCTGTACCTGCCCCTGGTGGGGTGGAGCTCTCTAAGAGTTCAGCTGATGTGGTGTTGGGTGATAAGCACGATTTGAGTGCCGTCGTTTTGGACGAGGGCAGTTTTTGTCGTAGATATGACCTATCCGAGAGTGATATGAGCGAGTTGATCCATCAGATCGGCGAGTTCCGTCTCGGCACCTTCTTCAAAAGCCAAGCTGCCACGAGGTTCTTCGAGCAAGATTATGGGCTCGACGGATCTGGTTAGTAGGTCGCCTTCAAAGACCTTTGGCCCCCTGGCCACTCCTTAAG